AAGATAAGTGAGGCTATGATGAAGTCCATGCAGTATGAACACTTCTTAGACCTTGCGCATGAAATTATTATGGAGGAAGGTAATTATACGCATGAGGTTTATGAATCTTATTACATAGGAAGAGATATGGAATTAAATCTTATTGATCTAGCGTATAAGAACTTGAATGAGAAGCCTATTGACTCATTGATTATGTTTGCTACTGCTTATGATATAGATAGGTTTTGGCAGAGATTGAGAAGTCATGCTTCAACGAAAAAGAGTAGTGGTGGTGCTTATAGGCATTGGGGTGGAGACTTGGAACTAGATAAATTCTTCTTATCGGTTAAGCGTAGGTTGAATAAGGAAGTATACAAAGCGAATCCCTCAGTAATGAAAGTAGTAGAACATGAACAAGGTAAGTACTATCCTCCGAGTACTTGGGGTATACAGATTACTGTTAACGGTAAAGAAGTTGAACAATATAGATAAGGAAAGATAATCATGCACAAATTAATAATAGACGGTTTTGATACTGATGAGCTAGTGGCTCATCTAGAAAGGTCACCAACTAAGAAACTCATAATGGAACTTAATCATTCTTATGGGTTAAAGGTGATAGGTGTATCTAAGTCAGATGAGTTATATACAAAACTTCCTGACGAGTTTTACATGGGCTATGAGAGTAATGGCTTAGCACTTTGTAATGTGTGGACAGAAAAAGATTTAGGAGGGGGAACTAAATATAACATTAGAACTCCTTACTACAATAAAGACAGAGGTAGTAACAATAGTGAGAGAGAAACTTTGTTTAGTTGCAAACTCTCATCACTGATGGCAACCCTTAAAAGGCAACGCGTTATCTTATCTCCTGATGAACTGCAAGTACATTTATTCGTTTTGTTAGAAACTTCTAAATATTCTTATGCAGATAGTTTTGGTGATACTAATAAAAGAATACACGAAGTCGATGTCGATGACGTTCATGTATTGCTATCAAGAATCTTAGAAGGGAAAGATGTAGAAGGGGTATCATTAGACTTAAACAAATGTAAAATAGCACTTGACAAATATAATAAAGCCAATACAATTAGATTAGAAGGTACTAGAGAATGTGAAAGGCTTTACGAGCAACCCTTTTATTTCATTGGCTCTACAGGTATTGATAGTAATGATTTGTTAATTGGTGTTCTTAAAAGAAAAAGTGGTATGAATAAAATTAATTTTAGAGACGGTAAGGGTGGAGGTAACACCCAAGACTATGAAATTATTAAACCATTAAAACGGTATAAAGATTTTGATGACGTAGAACATGGTCATATAAAAGGATTACTTACCATGCACAAGGTGGCTTCCGAGTCTAAAGAATTTCATTATAAACATTTGATCCCTCAGTTACCTCATCGTCGTGTTCACATTAATAAAGATTTAGATATGGTGTCATTTCATAGCTTACTTGGTAGTCAAAACTTCTACAACATTAATGCAGTTATAACTCCCTATGGTGAAGCATGACTCCAGAACGAAGAGTGAAAGTAAAGGTTAAAAAGGTTCTAGACCATATCAATGCCTATAACTTTACCCCAGTAACAGGTGGATATGGTAGGAGTGGTGTGCCTGACATAATCGCTTGCTTTGAAGGTAGGTTTATCGCAGTTGAGTGCAAGGCTAAAGGTAATAAGCCCACTGCACTTCAGCTAGATAACTTACAAGACATAGAGTATTGTGGTGGCTTAGCGTTTGTAGTAGATGAAAATAACTTTAACGAATTTGAAAGGACTATGTATGAACTTGCTGAAAAGACTAAGAATCCTGCCCCAACAGGAAAGTAAATCTGAGCGTGAGACTAAACGATCATTAGCGATAGATACGAATTCTACTTTTGTTTATAGAGGTGGCTCGGATGTAATGACCACATGGAAAAAGACAGGTTGGATTCCCCCTAGCGAAACAAGAACTGATTTTCTCTTTAAAAGGAATCGAGATAACAATGATAGGTGATGATGATTTAAGAGATTTATTTGCGATGTTCAAAGCAGTAACAGGTACAAACGCAGAAGACTGTTATAGATTTGCAGATGAAATGATGTTAGCAAGAAAGAGTAGTAGTAATGAAGCTGGAATAGTAGCAATTAAACGTAAATACGAAAGGAAAGTAAATGAGTAAAGATACTAAAGTATTAGAGGTAGCAAACTTCTTAAATAAGAATCCTAAAGCAACAGGAAGACAAGTAGCTAAGCATTTTAAAGTAGCGTTGTCTTATGCTTATGTTTTGATGTCTAAGGCTAGGGCGATTAAGAAAGAAGCCGATGAGGTGGTAGCGGAAGTTAGTCATCCTGTCCACACAGGAGATTTAATTAATCATCCTCCACATTACAAGGTAGGTGGTATTGAGACGATTGACTTCATCGAAGCGAAACAGTTGGACTACCATTTAGGTAACGTCGTTAAGTATATTTCTAGAGCAGATCATAAAGATTCTAAACTAGAGAACTTAAAGAAAGCGCAATGGTATTTGAGTCGTGCGATAGCAAACGAGTTAGCGAACGAGTTAGCAAAGAGTTAATTGGTGGTAGGGTTTGGGGGGCGCTTCGGCACTCCCCTTTTTTTAACTATACAAAATGCAAGGATAGCGAATTATGAATAGTGGTGTAGAGATAATATTGGCGAGGATGGATACGCATCCTGATGAATTCATGTTTGGTAATGATAAGTGGAAGTTTATATATTCCGATTACTTTCGTGATAGTTTAAGTGAGGGCGAGAAAGGTGCAATACATGACAGACTGAAACAACTTCGCTTAGAAGAATTTAATCAGAGAGTATTGCAAACCTTAGTGCCTCTAGAAGAACCTGATGGAGAGGAGTGGACAGATATAAAAACTGGCTTCGGAAATGCGCCAATGAAAAGTCAAGGCTCAGCAGTTAGTTATGGCACTACGAGCAAAACGACACTAAAAGCAACTGATGCGCAGATGGCTAAACAACTTGGTATGTCTATGACTGAGTACGCTAAAAAGAAAGTGAGTTTAGGACTATGAACGCTGGTATAGAAATATTAATACAGAGATTAAAGGATTGTCCCGAAGACTTTGTAGAGGGCAAATGGGCTAGACTTTTAAGCATGGCTTTAGTTAGTTCTGATTTTACTTCTGAGGAAAAAGATGCGCTTTCAGAGGTACTTAGGAATAAAAACAGAGACTCATTTACTGAGCGAGTTATGAAAACACTTGCGGGAGAGGATGAACCGAGTGACGAGGGAAAGTGGTTAACAAAGGAAAGAATAATGAATCCGAACGCTATGGGTACGGGTGGACAGACCCTCGCACCGTCTTTGGCAGTCCCTAACGGAGGTACAGGCGCTACTTGGGGGGTTACTACAACAAACACAACAAACCCATATAGATTCACTTCATTTAATGATGACCAAGATGTTTTTGAAAAGGCTATTAAGTTAGATATGAGTGTTGAGGAATATGTTAGGACTCGTGGGTTATGAATCTAATTACTCTAGACTTTGAGACGTACTACGACAAAGGCTTGGGCTTCAAGACGCAGACAACTGAGGAGTATATCAGGGATAAGCGTTTTGAAGTGATCGGTGTTGGAGTTAAGGTTAACGATGCCGCAGCGAACTGGGTTAGTGGTACACATGACGAAATAAAGTCATACCTGATGAGTCTACAACTAAATAAATCTGCATTGCTTTGCCACAATACTATGTTCGATGGCGCAATCCTATTTTGGATTTTTAAGCTATCGCCTAGTTATTACTACGATACTTTATGTATGGCAAGGGCTGTGCATGGGGTTGACGCTGGTGGTTCGCTCAAGGCTTTGGCTGAGCGCTATGGCTTGGGTGTAAAGGGAACTGAGGTAGAAGACGCTTATGGGAAGATGAGAACTGGCTTCACAAATAGCGAGCTTGTCCAATATGGCGAATATTGCAAGAACGACGTGGAGTTAACTTTTAAGCTTTTCCATGAATTGTCTAGTGCGCCCTTTCCTCAAGATGAATTAGATTTGATAGACATGACACTACGGATGTTTATTAAACCAAAACTCAAAGTAGATGATGCTTTGCTACAGGAAAGGCTAGAGCAAGTCAGAGCAGAGAAAGAAGATTTACTATCAAGCTTGATGGTTAGAATGAAGTGCGATACATCAGAGGCAGTAAGAAAGAAGTTAGCTAGTAATAAACAGTTTGCTGAGTTACTTAAAGAATTTAATATTGAAGTGCCAATGAAGACAAGCGTTACTACAGGCAAGCAGACCTATGCGCTGGCTAAGAATGATGAAGGTTTTATCTCACTCACCGAGCATGAAGACCCGTTCATCCAAGAACTGTGCGCCGTGCGTCTAGGAACTAAATCAACTATTGAGGAGAGTAGGATTGAAAGATTTATTGACGTTGGAGCAAGAAATAAGGGCTTCTTACCAATCCCCCTTAAATATTATGGCGCACATACAGGTCGGTGGGCGGGATCGGACAAGGTTAACTTCCAAAACTTACCGAGTCGTGACAAGAAGAAAAAGACTCTTAAAAATGCCATTGTCGCTCCTGACGGGTATGTCGTTATCAACTGTGATTCGTCGCAAATTGAAGCTAGAGTCCTTGCGTGGCTATCGGGTCAGAAAGAGCTGGTCAATTCGTTTGCCAATGGGAACGATGTTTATTCCGAGTTTGCGTCGAAAATATATGAGCAAACAATCACCAAAGAGAATCCTATTGAAAGGTTTGTGGGCAAGACGTGCATACTCGGGCTGGGATATGGGACTGGTGCGTTAAAGTTACAACACACGCTAAAGACACAACCACCTGGAGCTGACCTTACGAAAGACAAGTGTGATGAGATTGTTAAGCTATACCGTAAAGAGAACAAGAAGATTGTAGATTTATGGAATGCGGGCGATGATTTACTTGCTGACTTACATAGCTGGGAAAAAGATAAGAAGCCGTATTGGTATGGCGCAAAGGGAACTAGATGTTTATTAGTAACCCCCGAAGGTATACAACTGCCAAACAAACTATGGATCAGATACCCTGACCTTAAATACATCACTGAAGAGTCTAAAAGCTATTACCAATATCAATCACGCAAAGGGCCCGTCACTTTATGGGGCGGTTCAGTTGTGGAAAACGTAGTGCAAGCATTAGCTAGGATTATTGTTGGTCAGCAGATGATTGAAATATCAAAGATATATGAAGTTGTATTAACCGTGCATGATGCGGCGGTGTGCGTAGTACCCGAAGATGAATTAGAAGAGGCTCTAGCAAGAATCGTCGAGGTCATGTCGACACCACCAGACTGGGCTAAAGGATTACCTGTGGCTTGTGAAGCTAAATATGGACAAACTTATGGAGACTGCTAATGTATAAGATATACAACGAGTATGATGAGTTGATACGAGTAGTTAAGCACAAAGAAGAAGCCGACCACTTTGTCAACGACTATGGTTGGACTAAGAAGTTTTTTAAACAAGAAAACAAGACGAAAGAAGTACTACAAAACATGGAGGAAGCGATGCTATGAAAACAATTGCATTTTTATTTTCTTTATTTATATGTCTGTTTGCGATGGTGCTTGCATCATTACCTGATAAGCAGACCCATTGGGGTGTCAAGAACTGTGAACTGTCGGAGATAAGCCCTGACTTCACACCACAAGAGAAAGCAGATTGCAGAATAGCGAGGAAAAAATGAAAGCATTTCCAAATGGGATTGTTACAAATAAAGATGGATTGATTGTTGGTGGTCAACAAGGCATGGATTTAAGAGATTATTTTGCTAGTCAAGTTATTACAGGATTTTTAGCAAATAATAAAACCGATTATTACAGAAACTCAGGTGAGCTAATGGTTAAATTGGCTTACGAAATGGCAGACTTAATGATGAAAGAGAG